ATTAGATAGTAGTGCAAATAAAGGATTAATTTTTACTTCAGGAAAGGATTTAAATACTAATATTACTTTAATTGGTTCTTCTTTAAATACAGATAAAAATGCTAGAGGCTTTAATATCTCTAGTCCAGATAATATAGATAAAGATAATAATTTTTATTGTGCATTAACTGGTTTAGAACACGCAGAATATTACAAAAAATATGCTGAATCTAAAATTGTTAATTCTGTAATGAGTTATGATGTAATTGATATTGAACAAAAGGATAATAAAAGTATTATTGAATTAGCACCACTTTGTCCTGCTATTCTAGCAAGAGAAAATTTGAATAGAGAAAATGTTGCATTAGAAACTTTAATAGATACTGGTTGGACTTTTTCTGCTAACGTATCTAATGCTTCTAATTTTACTCTTACAATAGGTTCTTCAAATTGGGGTAATTTACCATTTGATTTTGCTACACATCAACCTGAATATATTTATGAAGAAGATGGAACAGTGATTGGTAAAGTTCTTTGGAAAAGAGCAAAACAAACCCATAACGGAAGTTCAGGACAAACAATTTCATACAATATATCTTTAGATAGATTTTATACTTCGGTTGCTGGAACTAAGATTTATAGAATTGATTCATATAAAAATTCACAATTATCATTTTTAAATAAACAAGGTATTGATGTAGGTGGGGTAGTTCAACTAGTCAATCCACAATATTCTGTAAATAATAGACCTATTGGTTTTCGTGATATTACTTCTGAAACGTTTCACGGACAAAATTTGTATAGGTATTTAGATACACACTCCTCTGATTCAGCATCAATTACAGGAAAAAATGTTATCACTGTTGATATGGATGCAATACAAACTATTATGGCTACAACTAGTAATTTAAGAACTATTTCTTCTTCGTATAAATTTTATCCGGGTTCTGGCTTTAATTCTTCTATTGTAAGTGATGGTAATTTAGGAGCAGTAGATAGAGTATTAAATCATGCTAAAACAGAAAATAAACCTGTTGTTGGTTCTAACTTTGCTGATGCTAAAAATTATAGTGCAGCCACATCTACATTTGCACCACATAATTTTAAATTAAATACCAATTATAGTAAAATGGACTCATTACCAAAAGCAACAATTGATACCTCTCTTGATTGGGGAAGAGGTAATTTAGGTCGTCAAAGTTCTTTTAGAGAAGAAGACCAAGGAAGATTAAATGCAATAAATAGAGCAAGAGAATACTTAGAACATATTCATAAAAGTGCAGAAAAATATTTTATATTCTCTGTTGCTGATATATACCCGGATTCAAAACAAAGGGAAACAAATATTTTAAATGGTAGTAAATTATTTACTGATTACAATATTATGTTATATGGTGAACCAACAAAAGAAGAGAGTGGTATAACATATGAAGATTTAATTGGTAGTGCAAGTAGAGAAAATAATACAGATGAAAATTTTGAAACATTAACTATTTCTGAATCATCAATAAACCCCTCGGAAATTAAAAGATTTGGTGTAATGCGTTTAACCGAATTATGTTTTGATTGGCACTTTAATGTCGTAGACCCTGAAAATATTGTAGAACATAAAACCACTATACCTAATTTTATATATAGCGCACAAAATATAATTGATAGAAGTAGTCATGGAACTGTTACTGGTGCAGTTGATTATAATGCTAGTTCTAATACTACTATCGAAATACCTGCCTCTAGTCATGGTTTAGGACATAGTGGTGGTGAATTAATATTTTACGAAGATGGTAATATGGTAGGTAAACTTCATAGTTCATCTACCGCAAATACATTAATATTCTTAAACAGTGAAAACCCTAATGGTATTGGTTCAAATAAAAATGGAGAATTTCCTGTTCATACTGGAACTGCAACTAAATTATATAAAATTAAATCTGCATTTTTCTCAGGTGAAGAGTTAGTAGATACATTAGTGATGGGACAAGGTAAAGAAGATACTTTACTTAACATTAAAGGTTTTACTACTGATTCCCATGTAGCAGATTTAAGTAATTTTCCAACTAATAGAAATGAAGGATTTGGTATGTATAGGGGTGCAGTATTTAAAAAGGATGATACTGCCGCAAACCACAAATTTGACCATGTTAATTTTGAATCTATACAATTGAATGACCAAAACATACAACTACCATTAATGTTACAACAAAGAACTAGTGGTAGTTATGTTAATAATAACTCACTAATCGTTCAAAGTGATTCATGGACAGAAGCAGAAATTACTTCAGGTCAAATAATAAGTAATGCATCAAATGTTAGAACAGTTGGAACATTAACTGGAATTACTTGCACAGATGTTGCTACTACTGGAAGCACTTCAAATGATTTAGAAGTTACAGTAATTACAGAACAAATAGGTGGTGGCGGATATAACTTTGCTACTAGTAAAGTATTCATTACAAATAATCCTAGTGGTTCTTATGTTGATGGAGATACAGTTAAAATATTAAAAGCAGATATAGGGACTTCTGGTGGAACTGATATTGAATTTACAGTTCGTAGAGGAACAGGTTCTAGCGGTAATGGTGTATTAGATAGAATTCATCCTTCTAGAGTTATTGAAGCATTACAAGTTAATTCACAGGGAAATAATACAGGAGCAAGCAATTTTATAGTTAATAAAGATACAATATTAACTCACAATATTTATTATCCTTCTAGAATAGTTTTATTCGACAAATATAATTTAGATAGAGGAACATCCGGTAGTTCTAATTCACCAAATAATCTAAATATACCAAATTTTGACGGTATGTGTTTAGCGGTTGGAGAAGGAGCAGTAAATGTTAAAATAGATGCTAAAACAGGTGGAGCAAGATTTAGTTCATTATTTTTACCATTGTATGAAAATTTTGCAGTTGGAGCAGATGTTAAAGCAGGTGATTATATTGGTATGGGTGCTGAATATTTCTTTAAACCTATACTTAAATTAAAAGTTCAAAGTAGCACAAGTAGTGGAGTTCCTGCTTTAGAAACTACTACAAAAAATGGGACTACTCATACTACAATTCACATAAATAATTATAGCGACTATATATCTTCTGATGGCGCAGGTAATGACCATCCTAATAATTATTGGTTAGATTTTGGGCCTAATTTAACAGCAGATATGAATGGTTATATGACTGATATTGATGATGTAAGTAGCACAAGATATAGTGGTTTTGAGATGGAACTTGGTTCTTCTTACTCTGTTCAACCAGAAAAATTATTGTATGTTGTTTCACATACAATCATAGGTGATTCAAATGGTATAACACACAAAATTGTTTTAGATGGAGATATAAGCACCGCAGTTACGCCCTTTTTAAGATATTATAGGATATTTAAACCATCAGAAGTTTGTTTCCATGAAAATACACCAAACAAATTAGAATTTTATACTATGAACTCTGAATACACAAAAATGCCAAGAAGCGATAAAATGTATGGAGATGTTGCAGACACTAATACATTTCAAAATTCTATTGTTGGTTTACAAGGTAGTAACGCAGTAATTCAAGGAGAATCAGTTAGTCCTCCAAGAAAGGTATCAATTGGGTATAAAGACGCAGTATTATCTATGTATGTTATAATAGATTCTGATAGATTAGGTTCAGGAGATAATTATGTTGTTCGTGACCCAACAAATTTCTTTGGTGAAGATAAAGCATTAGGTAAAGGAAATTATACTTTTTATACTAGTGATGGAATTACTAAAAGAAAACAAAGTTTTGGTTTAGAAACATTTTCAATAACAGGTATCAGAGGAAGTTCTTTTGGTAGAACTATTACAGTTCCTACATTAACATTTGCAGATAAATTTGAAAAACAACTAGGAATAGTTTCCTTTTCAACACCTTTTACTGTTACAAGCCCAAGACCAACAAAATTAAGAAGGGCTTCAAATGCTAAAATAGGTTGTTCAGTTAGTATTGCATTAGAAGCAGAAGATATAATTAATGATATTTTAGAAAGAAATAATATACAATTTGATAATACAACTCCTGAATTTGAGTATTTTATAGGACCAAACTTTCAAGGAGCAGATGCTTATTCAGCAATTAATTTCTTAGCAAGATTAAAAAATAAAAGATTAGATTTTGATGGTAATAACATTTCATTAACTAAAATATTAGATAGTTCTAATTTTACTAAAGCATTTATAACAGATGAAAATCCAGATTATAAAATTACAAGCGTAACTAGAGAAAATTCTTTATTTGATTATTATAACGACATTAATGTTTACGGAAGAGGAGTTAAATCTAAAGTGCGTGATATACGGGGAATCAAAAAATTTGGAACAAAAACTTTAGAAGTTACTGATGAATCCTTGACTACACAAGAAGAAGTAGATACAGAAGCAAGAAGATTACTTAAACAACACACAGAAAATAGTAAAAGAGTTACGGTAACTTTAGGAACTGATAAATTAAAATATTT